TCTTATTTAATTTGTATTCTTCATCGATTTTTTCGCTTAATTCTTTACATTTCATTGTTAATTTATAATTGTTATAACTATAATAATTTACATTGTATTCATACACACGATTTTTATTTCTATCGACTATTATATTGACCTACTAATTCATTATATTTTAATCTTAGTTCTTCATATTTTTTATCATCTTCTTTAGTTTTATTGGTATATTGACCTACTAATTTATTATATTTTAATATTAGTTCTTTATATTTTTTATCATCTTCTTTAGTTTTATTGCTATATTGTTCTAATAATTCATTATATTTTATTCTTACTATATCATATTGTTCGATTAATGTATTAGATTCTTCACAATGTTTTTCTTCCAATACATTATTTTCTTTTTCTAATTCATTATTTTCTTTTTCTAATTCATCATATTCAACGATTTTTTCATTATATTTTTGTTCTAATTCGTTAAATTCAATAATTTTTTCATTATATGTTTGTTCTAATTCATCATGTTCAATTATTTTTTCATTATATTTTTGTTCTAATTCAAAATATTTTTGTTCTAATTCAAAGTAATCATTATTAAATTTATCTATTTTTTGTTTTAATTCTTCAATTTCTTTAATATATTGAAATTCCTGTTTAACAATATTATTAATATTTTTTTCGTTTAATATAAAATAAAAATCGTATTTATATTTTAAATTAAATAATACATCAAATGATAGTTTCATAAATTTTTGATTAATTGTAAAAGACACATTAAAATTCTCTTTTAATGATAAACAATCTAATATAATATTTAAAACGTCATTTCTGTTAAATGGTAATGTTATATCTTCAAATTCTATATTATTTTCATATGTTTGTAATGATATTTCATCTATAACTTTTATATATATTTTATCATTATGTGTTAATGTAATTCTAAAATTATTTATTTTATACGAAAGAGTTGTCATGTTTTTGGGTTTATATGTTTTATTTGTTTTTATATATTTAAATATTATTAATCATTTTTTTATGAGTTTATTTTAAAAATATATTTTAATGTACGCTTATACAATACATTAGATAAATTAAACAATTTATTTTTTGATAATTTCTTAAAAATTATTTTAAATATCATTCTAAATAATAATAACCGTATTCTTCTTCTAAAATTTAAATAATATTTATAAAATGAATAATATATAATAATTTATTATATATTTTCAATAAAAAAACGATGTATAACATTTAAATAATCTTCATTATGCATATTTGAAGCACAACAAACAGAAATTTTATGATTTACTGTTTTAAGATGATTTAATTGTTGATTTGGATGAACTCTTATTAAACAACAACGACATATTAAATTATTATCGTTGTCATAATCGTAAAAATCCATTGATTTTTTGTTTTTATTGAAATTATCGATAAAAACACAGTTTTTTTTATTATACTCTAATAAACATTTTAATTCATGCTTATTAGTGTATATGTGATGATCTTTTTGTTGTTCTCCTTGCATATGCTTTTTACAAACCTTACAGTAATATGAGTTTATAGTGTCCATCTTAACTATAATAAATTATTAAAGTTAATTATTCAACAATAAATAAACCATCAATTTTTATTTTTTATGTGATTTAATTAATATTTATAATTATAAATTTAAAAGTAATTATGATTATTATTTTAAATTAATGTAATTTGTATTTATTAATAAATTCATTCATATTTGTTGTTCCCATACTTGAATTACAATTTTGACATATAGGTCTTAAATTATTAATATCTATTTTTCCACCATTTTTTTCAGCAATTATATGACCACAATGAAAACTTAATTGGGTTATGTCAGTTAATTTACAACAATAACATTTAGATTTTCCAATATTTTCACCAATATAATTATTCCAAACTAATCTTTTTACGGTTGATGGTATAGTTTTTTTACGAATATTTTTATGTTTTGATTTAACTTTATCATTTATTTTTTTTAAATTTTTTTTATCAATAACATTTTTAATATCTATATCATCACTGTCATCATCACTACTATCATCGCTACTATCATCACTATAATCATCACTACTATTATTATATGTAGATGAATTTATTATTGTAATATTATTATTTTTTCCTTGTTTATATATTACTGTATTAATATTATTCATATTTTATGTTTATATATTATATTTATTTACATTTTATATTACAAATAAAAAATCATTTTTTTATTTATAATAATATTAAATATGTAGTGTATATCTATTTTTTATGTGATTTACTCTTTTTTTTAACGTCTCTTACTTTTTCAACATGTTCAACCTCATTAATATTATCATCTTTATTTAATTCTTCATTTTCATCATTATTATCTAAAATTGTATGTTCTTGTTTATCAATTGCATTTAATGATGAATTATTTTTATTATTTTGTAAATTTTCATATAATAATGTATAATCTTCTTCTGTTAGTGATTGTACTAATAAAATAGTTTTAAGTCTTGATGTTGTAAATATTCTTTCAAATATTTTTTCAAATTTATCATTTGATGTACTTTCAACAATAAAATTTTTAATTTCTTCCAATGTTATTTTATCTTTAAAAACATTAAGACATTTATTTTTTTGTAATCTTGTACAAAATTTTAATCTATTAAATTTTGATGGTTTTGTATTTTCTCCTTCTTCAGTTGTTGATAAATTAAATAAATAATTATCATCTACGTTTTTATTGTTATAAATAAATGTTTGAAGTTCATAATTTTCAAAACATAAATTTAATACTTTAAAAATATTGTCATTAGTACAATAATTAACAATATATTCAGCGAGTATATCTTTAGGTATGTTTTTAAAGACTATTTTTAAAGCGAGTTGTTTATTTATTCCTGTTATAAGTTCATATTTATCAAAATTTTCAATATTTCTTAATATTTCTGTCATTATATATACTAATAATATATTTTTTTTATAATTTTTGCACAAAATACAATTTATTTATTTATTCATATGTTCATATACTTCATTTAAATATGCGTACATATATTTTCGATGAAAAGTTTTATTATTTTTATTTAATCCTAATATACTATTACTTAATTTTATTATAGATGCTATATTAAAATATTTTTTTAATTTACCTTCTTTATAATATTCTAAATGTGGTGTTTCGGTATTATTTAATGCTATACTTTTATATTTATTCAATAATTCAAAATTATTATTTTCATTAAATGTTTTTATTTTTTCCATTGCATTATTATTTTCAATAGTGTTAGCATCTGTTATTTTTTCGCTTTCATATACACTATTATTATTAATTACATTATTTACATTATATGATGATAATTTTTTAAAGTTTAGCATATCATAATTATCATTTGTATTTAATTTTATATTATTTTTATTAATAATATCATTATCATTATTTATTTTTTGTTCATTATCATTATTTTTTGTTATTATATTAGAAGAATTATATGTATTTAATATTTTTTTAGTTCTATTATCTAAAACATTAATTACTTTCATATTAATTGTTTCTTCACGTTTTAAATTATAATTTTTTAATAATACATTATATATATTAAATAATTCTTCTAATTCATTTTTTTTTAATTCTATATCATCTGTTATTTTAGATTGTTCTTCTATTACTCTATTTTTATTTTTATTTATTTCATCAAATGCGTTATTTATATCTTGTAATTGTATATTGCTATTATTTATATATTCATCATTATTATTAATTATATTTTTTTGTTTATCTATTTCAATTTTTAAATTCTCAGTTTTATTATGTAATATACTTATTTTTTTAGTCTCTTTATCAATTTCATTTTTCATTAAATCTAAATTATTTTTATAATTTTTTGTTTCTTTAACAATATTATTATATTTATGTTCTAATTCTTTAATTTCTTCGTTATATTTATTTAATAATTTTGTTTGACTTGTTATATTATGTTGAATGTCTTGTAATTTTTTAATATCATCTTTATATTGAATATTTAATGTTTTAATTTCTTGTTGAATATTTTTTTTATCATTTAATTTATCATTATATGATTGTTTTAAATTTTCATTTTTTTCATAATATAATTTATTTAAATTTTCCATTTTTTCATCAAAATTGTCAATTTCTTCTTTATTCTTTTGTATAATATCACTATAAAATTTATTTTCTTTAATATAATAGTTATAATCACCTTTTAATTTATTTAATTCTTCTTCTAAAACATTTATTTCATTTTCTTTATCTTTATATATTTCATTTAATTTATTATTCATAATTATTATTTGATTATCATATATTAATAATAATTCTTCTTCTTTTTTCTTATATTCTATGTCTAATTTTTCCTTAAAATCTAATGAATTTAAATATATATTAAACTGTTCATTTAAATATTTATCTATATTATTTTTGTCATTATTATATTTATCATATTCTTTTTTTAATTTAGTAATATCATTATTTAATTTTAATTTAATACTTTTTAAATCATTTATTTCATCATCTTCTTTTTTTTTATGTTTATAATAATATTCTTTTAATATATTGTCTTTATTTTGCTTCTCTTCATTAAAATAATTATCTAACTCTTTATTTATTTTTAAAATATAATCATTTTTCAAAATTTTACCTTTTTTAATTAAATTTTCTTTCATATTATTAAAATTAGTATTAACAAAAATATTTAAATCATTTAATATTGTATTTTTCATATCATTTTCGTTATTATTTGTAATAACTATATTTTCGTAATATTTATTATTTAATTTTGGTTTTATTATAGGTTCTCTTTCAAAATCTTCAAAATTTATATAATTCATCTATATAATATACAAATAAAATATATATTGAATGTTTAACATATATGTATTATATTATATTAGATTTAAGATAATATATTTTAGATTTAAGATTATATTATAATATACTAAATTTAAGAAAATATAATATAATAATATATCATAAATAATATTATAATATATTATAATATTATAATATATCATAAATAATATATTATAATATTATAATATATTATTGTCTTAAATCTTGTATGATATGGGATTATTTATGATATATTATAATATTATAATATATTTTTATCTTAAATCAAGTATGATATGGGATTATTTATGATATATTATAATATTATAATATATTATAATATTATTTATGATATATTATAATATTATAATATATTATTGTCTTAAATCTTGTATGATATGAGATTAAAAACTTAAATCTAGTATGATATGGGATTATTATGATATATTATAATATTATAATATATTATTTTCTTAAATCTAGTATATTATAATATGCTAGATTTAAAAGTATATTTAAGATTAATTAAAAGATTTTATATAATGATTTTATAATATAATCATCATTAATATATAAATGTTCTTTTTAAAAATTTTACTTAAAAATCATTATTTTTTTATCTCTCTTGTCTTTTTTGGTATAGTGTATATATATTATTAATATTTTAATGTTTTTATCTGTTTTAATCTAATTAAATTGTATATATTAAAAATATACTATTAAATAAAACCCCAAAACCCCAATTTATCATAATTAATTAAAAAAATAAATATTAATTACCCATTTTAAAAGGTGTGCAAAAAATAAATGGTTAATTATTTTTTATTTTTTTTTATTTATTATGATATGGAGTAATATTTAATAATATATATATAAATATACCAAAAAAGACTAAGAGATAAAAAAATAATGATTTATAAGTTGAATTTTTAAATTCAACAAATCAATATTATATGAAGGCTATATTTCACACCTTTTAACTTAATGATAGACTATAAATTTTATAGTCTATCATAAAAACGGCCTACCACCTGCCGTTTTTCCAGTCAATAATATTGAGTTGTATAATTCGAAATATATTTAAATACATGTTTCGAATTGTTGGAGGCTTGGAAGGCTTCTATGAAATTAATATAGATTTTTTTAACCATCAATTTTTTTTTATTTTAATATATATAATATGTGCTATAAATATTTATAAATATAATGTATTTTATATATTTATTTAAAAAAATGATTTTATTAATAAAATCATTTTTTAATTTTATAGTAAAAAAATAAAAATTGATTTATATTTTTAATTAATTTTAATTATAATTATTTTAACTTAAAAAAAATCTAATATTATAATATAAAATGAAAAAAGACTTGAAAAAAGAATTAATTAAAGAATCTAAAAAAGAATCAAAAATTAAAATATCTAAGAAAAAAACAGATATTGAATTAACAAAAGAAATTAAACAACCTACTAAAACAATTAAAATTAAAAAAAATGTTAAAAATACAACGGAAACACCTGAACAAACAACAGAACAAATAAGTGAAGAAATAATTAAACCTGAAGAAAATGTTTTTAATGTAAATATTGAAGATGTTGAATATAAAAATAATACACATGATGAAGAATTTAATATAAATATTAATGAAGTAAAATATAATGAAGAAGAAAAAATTACAAATAGTCCAAGATGCGAAGAAGAAGAAAAAGAGACACAAGAACCATATGATAAAGATGAATTTTATAAAATATTAAATAAAGGTAGTTCAAGAGGTGCATTTACAGAAACTACTAAAAAATTATATAATGATACATATAAAAAATTAATTGAAACAGGATTATTTAAAGATGGAGTACATAACACTACACAAGAAAATACTATTTTTATATTAGAAAATTTAAAAATTAATGATAAGGAAGTTAAAAACCCATCAACATTAAAGACTTATATAAACGTTATATTATTAATATTTAAACATTTTAAAAAAGATATTGAAAAATTATCTGAATTTGCAGAAAAAACTAAACAAAAAGAAAATAAACACTTTGAAGAACAACATGAGAAAACTAATGAGTTATTGCCATCTTATACTGATTTATTGTTAAATTATGGTGTTATAGGTCGTAATGCAGAAGAACAATTAAAAACAGTTAATCCAATTAAAAATTTTATTATTAAATACTTGATTAATTATTTATTTTTTAACTTTTTTGTAAGAAATCAAGATGTGGATATATATATAACAAATGATATTGAAGAAGTTAATAAACGTACAACTAATTCAAAATGTTATGAAAATACATTATATATTGATGAAAATAAAAAACAAGTAGTATATAAAAGATATAAATATAAAACATTTAGATCATATGGAGTTAAAACACATATTATAAGAACTAATTTATTTTATAATTGTTGTTTAATGTTAAATAATAGTTATTTATTACAAAAATATGATGGTTCAAGAATTGCAGAAAGCTCATTAAATAAAACTGTACAGGGTGCGAGTGTTAAAAATCTTGGTGAAGGTAATATTTTTAAAATATTGATAGAAAGAGCACAGAAAAAAGGGAAACCTTTAAAAGAGATACATAAAATGTTTGAGTTAAGAGGGTCATCTATTGAGAATTTAAACACTCATTACGATTTAGGAAAAGAAAATATGGATGCTGAAAAAGATTTTTTAGATGATGAACATGAACAAAATATTAATGATGTTTAAAAATTGATTTATTTTATGATATAATATAATTAATATAAAATATATATTAATATACTTGATAAATGGAAGATATAGAAAAACATATAAAAAACTTATCTATTAGTGATAAAAATATTAATGAAGTAGAAAAAAATACAAATGATTTACATATAATTGAAATAAAAAAAGTTGATAATAATTTAAGTGAAAAACATAATGAATTAAAAATTAAATTAAAACATATTTTAGATAGTTCAAATGAAAATCATAAATTGAAAATTTTATTGTGTGATAATATAAAAGATTCTTGTATATATTGTAAAATATATTGTTTATCTGGTCAAGTATCTGGTCCACTTATTGAATATTACGTAAAAAATAAACATAGTATGACAAAAAATAAATCAAGTGATTGTACAGGTGATTTAAATAAAAATAATGAAAATATTGAAATTAAAGTATCAATGGGTGGTAAAGAACATAATAAATTTAATTATGTTCAAATTAGGGTAAATCATAAATGTATTTATATTCTTATTGCATATTATATTTCATATGATAATTTAAATGAATTTGGAGAATTATTTATATTTAAAATTAATAAAAATGATATGATAAATATATTATTAAAACATGGATGTTATGCACATGGAACTATAAATAAATTAGGAAAAATAAATGAAAATGAATTAAAAAATGAATATAATGATAAAGAATATGCTATTAGACCAAAATATAATGATAAATGTTGGAATGACCTATTAAATTTCAGAATTAATGAAATCGATATATAAACTTACTAATTCACCTCTACCCATAGAATTTTGACGTGATGTATTTAAACTATTTGAATAATCTAAACATTTAAATCTATTTATAAGTTCTAATTTATCAATATTTGATTTAATCCAATGCCAACTTTTTGGCCGTAATATTTCTAAATTATCTGTAATTATTTCTCCTATTTTTCCTCCATAAGCACGCATTGCAAAATCTGCACCTTTTGGTGGTGTAGGCTGTCCTTTTGAATCAATTTTACCGAATGGTAAAAAATCCCAATCTTTATGTGTTGTTGATAAAATAATTAATTGTCTTTCTATATCTTTTTTTTCCCATATTTGAAAACAACATTTTACTGACATTTGAGGTGTAAACCAACATGGTTTATTTGGTATTTCTTCATCATATATTAAATGAAATTTTCTATTTAATTTATTTTGAACGCTAACTTTTCTGAATGTTCTTGGTATTATAAATGCAATTACTTCTGCCCATTGTGCTGAATGGTTAAAAAAGTTCATTGCTAATGAACTATTTTTACCGAATGGAGGATTTCCAATAACTAATATATTTTTTTTATTTTTTGGTGGATTATATTCAAAAAAATTTTGTTTAATTATTGTTTCGTGTTCTGGTAATATATCAAGACCTATTTTATTATCACTATTTATTTGTTTTAAAAAACTTCCATTACCTGCACTTGGTTCAATTATCAAATCCCATTTATTAATATCATATAATTCAAATACTTTATCAATACAAATTTTAGAATATTTTTCTAATGTATAAAATTTATCTAATCCTTCATCGCGAACATTTTTTAATAAATCTATATTTTTGTTTAATTTATCTTCTTTACATTCTATTATTTCATCACTTATTTTTAAATTTAAAATTAAATCAATTAATTGATCTTTAGTTTTATTTTTTGATGTTTTAATATTTAAATCATTGCATTTATTAAATAATTTATCTTTTGTTAATATTACTAATTCTTTTTTTGTATTCATATTATAATATACTATATACACATATTAATTTTTTAAATTTAAAAAATAAATCAATTTTTTTTTATCTATTATAAAAAAAATGAGTATTTATTAATAAATAAAAAAAATATAACATTTTTTTTATTAAATAAATCTATATGATATTTAATTATTATATATTTTATATAAATATTTAATATTTCTATTTTTCAATATTATTTTTAATAATAGTTGTATCTTCTCTTAATATATTTGTTTCATTTAATCCTATAATTCCGATTTCATTATTTAAATTTGTTAGTCTCTCTATTTTTTCAAGTCGTTCTTTGATTTTATTAAGTTTTTCATTTATTATTTTATTTTCATTTCGTATTTCTTCAATATTATCAACATCAAGTATATTTAATAATTTATTTAATAATTCTTTATTTATACAATTATATAAACTAATATCTAATATATTATTTTTTTGTTGATTATTCATATAATAATTTTGAATACTTATTCTTATATGTTCAATTAAATTATAATCATTTTGATTATTATAAATTTGTTTTAATGTTTCTAATGATCTAATAAAAGTATTTAAATCACGATATAAATTATTTTTAACTAATAATCTTAATTTATATTCAACTTTATGTATAATAGTCGAAAGTTCTAATTCATTGTTAAAATATTCTTTATTCATATATTTATAATTTATAATATAAATATTATTTTAAATATTTTATATTAAAAACTATATATAAGAATTAATTAATATATATTATTCATCACTATATTTATTATACAAATAATTATAATATTTTTCATAACTAATATTAATTTTAATTTTACCATTAAATTTATAATCTCTAAATAATAAGTCTTTATGATTAATATTATATAATGTAAATATTTCATTTTTTTTTAAATCAAACGTTTTATTATAATAATAACTTTCAAAATATAAATGATATTTTTGTATTATATATTTTATATCATGTTTTTTATATAAATCATATAATATTAAATATTTAATATATAATCTTCCTTTAAATGATAAATCATTTTTATCTATATACCCTCTATTATCTCTCATTATATTTAATAAGAATTGTAAAAATAATTTATATTCAAAAATAAAATCTTTTTTATTTGCATGTGGTATTTCATTTATTTTATCTTTTAATATTTTTGATATTGGATGTATCGGTCTAAAACTCAATATTATAATTTTAATAATATCAGGTAATCTTTTAAAAATTTCCATATTTTATAAATAATATATATTTTATTATATATAAGTATTTATATAAAAATTTTAATAAAATACAATTTAAATATATATATATTATAGAATATATATAATTACATTAAATGGATAAAGATAAAATACTCGTTTTAGAAGAATATAATAAAGACCGTAAAGGAAATATTAAATATCATGAAATAAATAAACATGAAAGCAACCCTATATTTAATTTTTATTTTAAAAAACAACAAATAAAACATTATGATGAAGAGAAATATAATTTTATGTATCACTCGCCATTTTTAGAAAATTGGACTTTAGGAAATAAACCTAAAAGAATGAATAACCATGTTTATTTTAGTCTTCATTTAGAAAATTATGTTAGATATGGTAAAATTCCTGAAAATTTTTTAAATCGTTCTTGTCCTGTTTGTTTTAATAATATTAAAAAAAATGAAGATCATTTTATAAATTCATTGTGTAATCATCCTGTTTGTGTTAATTGTTTTTTCAATTTAAAAAAATTAAATCCTGAATATTACGGAGAATGTAGAGAATGTCCATTATGTAAAGGTGAATTAAGAACATGGGGACAATGTAAAAATTTATTTAATATTAATTATTTAAAACCTGATGAAAGATATAAATTTAAAGGTGCTAATTTAATATTTTTAAACGATGATGATTTAAAAAGGTATATTATGTTTTATAATACATTTATTAAAAAATATATTAATGAAAAAGGAGAATATTATAATTATGATGTAGTTGATAAAGAAAAACAACGATTATATAAAGAAAAATGCGAAAAAGAATTTGATGAAATATGGGATGACTATTTAAAAAAGAATAATATTATTAAAAATTAATATACTTAAAAAAATATATAGTAAATATATTATATAATGGATGATATTAAAATTTTAACTCCACAAATGAAATATTATTATAAAAATAAAGATAAAATAAACCAAAAATATTGTGAAAAATATAGAAATAATGAAGAATTTAAGAATTATATGGATGAAAAAATAAAAAATTCATATCAAAAAAATAAAAAAGATTATATAAAAAAAAATATTATTAGAAGTAATGAAAGATATAAAACAGATGAAGAATACAGACAAAAAAAATTAGATTATGCTAAGAAATATAGAGAATTACAAAAACTTAAAAAACTTAATTAAAATAATTAAATTTAATTATATATTAAATTATTTTTTTAAATAAATTATTTCTATTTAAAAAAAATATACATTAAATATATTATATGTTAAGAGAAAATGAATATGAAAAAACATTCGAAAAAAACGAAAAAAAAGAAAATTCGAATGAAAAAAAGTATAAGGAAAATAAAATAAATAATGCATTAAAAGCATATATGGAAAAATACACATTTAAAAATTATAATAATTTAGAACAATGTATAAACAATAATTATAAATATATTATTTCATATGATGTAGGATTTAATAATGCTAAAAATTTTAGAGGTTTTCATACATTAGAACAATATAAATTTTTTTTAGATAATCTTATTAATAATACATCAAAAGATTTAAGATATTATTATGAAATTACAAAAAATAATGATAATATAAAACCATATTTTGATTTTGATAAATTTAATATTTGTTCAAAAAATGAACTTATTAAATATATTGAAGATTTTATTGTACTGTTTAATAATTATTTTGAAGTTCATTGTAATATAAATGATTTCTTAATATACATAAGAGAAAAACCAAATAAAGATAATTTATTAAGTCTTCATGTAATAAACATTAAATATAATACAAATAAAGAAAACTTAAAAAATTTTGTTAAATATGTTCAAAATGTTAGTGATAACAATATATTATTAGATACTATTGATGATAAAGTTTATAATAAAAATAATGCATTTAATTTACCATATAATACTAAAAAAAAATACGTTGATGATAATTATACTAATATTTTTATTGATTTAGTTGAACAAAGTAAAAAACCAGAAGATTTTTTATTATCTTATACTGAAAATACAACAATATTAAAACAAATAATTAATAAAATTGATATTAAACAAAATATTAATAATTCAACTAATATAAAAAATAATACTAAAAAAAATGTTAAATATATATTTAAAAATATTAAACAAGTATATAAATGTATTATTGATAATGCAAATAATGATTTTTATACAAATAATAAATATTGGAAAACAATGACTAATATTTTCGTAAAAGAAAATTTAGAAGAAAAATGTATAAATGATTGGTGTTTGATTAGTGCTAATAAATCATTAGGTAGATGGAATAGTGAAAGTAATTTAAAATTTATAGAAACATTTGATATAAATAAATATAAATCAGGAATACCAACAATAATTAAAATTTTAAATGAATATTTTAGTAATAAATATCAACATTATACATATAATTATATAATTGAATTTAGAAATGATAGACATTTTGAAAAAGAATTAATTAAATGGTTAGGTAATAAAACTAATATATCAAATAAAGATATTAAAAAAATATTTAACGATAAAATTGAAGATGAAATTTTATTTTTAGATGAATACAAATATGATAAAAGTAAAGGATTTTTATATAAATTAACTAAAAATCAAATTAATAATGAATATATTGATAATTTTTATATATCAACACAATATAATAATATTGATGATTTTAATTTAACTTCTAATAAAAAAATTAAAAAAATGTGTGATACTGATAAATATATTGATAAATTTTTATTTTCTAATGATGAATTTATTATTAATTTTAAAGCATATTGGGGAACTGGTAAAACATTTTTTATTATTAAAAAAATAATTAATTATGCAAGATATGGAAATAAAAAATTAAAACAATCAACATTAACTAATAATTCTAATAATATTAATAATATAAATACTTTAAAAGTTTTAATTATTACTGAAAATAATTCATTAAATTCTAAATTATCAAAAGATGTTAATTTTAAATCACATTTAGATGAAACAACAGAAAATGATAAAGATTATTATGTATGTTCATTAGAAAGTTTAAGTAAAACAATTAATATTAAATATGACATTATTATTTTAGATGAATATGTAAGTATTTTAAAACATTTTGATAGTGATACAATGGATAATAAAGATAAAAATAAAGATTATTTATTTAAAGTATTTAAAAATAAATTAATTGAAACTAAAAAAATTGTTTGTTTAGATGCTGATTTAACAGATACAACATTAAATATTATTAAAAATATTAAAAATAATTCTATTTTTGAAACATATGAAGTATTAGAAAATAAATATTTAAATTATAATTATAATATACTTACTGAATATAATTTATATTTAAATGAAATTTTTAATAACATTAAATTAAATAAAAAATTAATATTACCATTTACAGTAAATAAAGAATTAATTAATATTTATGTAAGAATTAAAACTATTTATCCTAATAAAAATATTTTAACTATAAATAAATTAGGTGCAACATTATTTAAAAACAATATAGAAGAAAAAATAGATAAAAATGAATGTATAAAAAATTTAGAAGATGTTATTATTAACAATAATATTGATATTTTTTTATTTTCTCCATCAATTAAAACGGGTATTTCTATTAACACTGAATATTTTAATAAATGTATTATATACTCATCATCATTATCGGTATGTGTTCGTGAGTTAATTCAAATGTTTTATAGAGCAAGAAATTTAATTGATAAAGATTTTTATATTTATTGTACTGATAAACAATATAGATATAGAAAAAATACACAAATTGAAAAAGTTAAATATAAAATATTAAATGAAAGTTTAAACGCTAATAATATTATTACTAATAAAGATTACTCAATAAAAGAATATAATGAAGAACAAATTAATGATTTTTTAATAAAAACAAAATATGACAAAGATTTATTAAATTTAAGATGTGTAAATAAATATGAAGACATAAATTCAAAAAAAAGATATTTTCAAAATTTAATAACAACATTAAAATATATATATGGATATAAACTGAATTTTATATTTACGAATGATGATGCAGATATTGGAAAAACAACAAAAATTAAATATGAAGATGAATATATAAGAAAATTTGTTGATTGTGATCTAATAAGTTTTAAAGAAAGTATTGATATTGAAAATATAATTAATATATTTGAAACAATATTAAAAGACCCTGAACCATTTTTAAAAATAAATATAAATTTAGATTACGATAAATTAGATGATACATATGAAAATATATTAATAAAAATAAAAAGTTATATATTTTTTAATGAAGAAGAAGATAAAATAAAAAAAGAAATTATATATAAATCATATATTGAAGAAAATAAAAATAATAATATAGAATTTATCAAAAATGGATTAATAAAACTAATGAAAGATAGTAATTATAAACTGTTATTTTCAAAACATAAATTTTTTAGACATACATATTTTTTTAATGGAATAAGTGATAAATTAGAACATGATGTAAATACATATAATGAAATAAATGAATATAATAATATAAAATTATTAAGTAATGATAATGTAAAGAAACAATATTTAAACTTAAAATGTATATTGGATGGAAATATGGATGATATAGTAAATAAGAAAACAAATAAATTTAAAAATATAACAGAATTAGAATTATATAATGATGAAAATAAAAATATAATAATAAAATTGATGATATATAAAACATTAGAAGTATTAAAATTAGATTTTAGATATGAAAAATTTATAACAAATAAAGAATTTAATAATTTAGTAGATGAAATAATTAAAACAGATTATTTTATAAATTTAAAGAATTTTTTTAACAATATTTATGACAATAAAGATATATATTTTTTTAATCCTAATAATTCAAAAATATATTCTACAATGAAATATGCAATGAATGAAATATTAAATTATATAGGTATTAATATAAGATATGTTGATAATAAACATACAACTGAAGACTATAATTATTTAGTAATAAAAATGAATGAATTTATAACAGAAAGACCAAATGATATATTTATAAAAAAAGAATTAGTTAAAAAAGGACATGGAAATAATGTATATGTCGATAGAAATAAAAATCGTGTGTATGAATACAATGTAAATTATTATAGTTATAACAATTATAAATTAACAATGAAATGTAAAGAATTAAGCGAAAAAATCGATGAAGAATACAAATTAAATAAGA